TCCAAACCAACCAACATAAATGCGGTTGTTTGTACTCGTAACCCACTCACAAAACTCGCTCCATCCTGACAATAAACCTTGCTCTCTTCTTGAGATTGAAGTCATTGAAATTAAAAGAACATTTGTGTGCGGTATGATAAAGACATTGTAACCCCGTGGTCTTGGTTAGGGGGATGATGATGTGTCTAATTCAAGACACTAATACTATATATGAAGTTTTGTATCTTGTCAAGCTACGTGTGCCAGTTCTGTGAACCGCCTCCTTCCCAAGGTGAATGCTTCTTAATATAATCTATCTCTGACTGTGCATTTTCTGAACCACCTACATGAAATGGATTGTTTCTTGCCGTTGCAATCTCGTACATCTTCTGATGTATATCTGCTGCTTCTTCCTCTGGTCGAGGGTTTTCTAAGTCTTTATTAGTTGCCATGGGCCATGAATCATAAGGGTGTGGTACATCATCAAACCATTCATCTAATGGTAGTCTGTGTAATGGAGGTTTCATCCTTTGTAATCGTGGAAGTCTAGTTTTAATACAGGTTCGTCATCAAATAGGATGTCGCCTGACTCTTGTGAGCTAGACCATTCCTCATCATCTAAGGGTGATTCCCAAGGTTCTCTTTCCATTAGCAATCACATAGGTTAGGGTGCTCACCTGTAGCACAATAATATGCAGGTATTGCTACGTCATCACAAGTGTATGAGTCTGGGACTCCTGGTGGACTGAAATTACCCATGCCTCCATTAGTACATCCTACTAGCAATGGTACTAAAAGTAATAGTTTCTTCATTTTAATAGTGCAGGTACATCTCCGTCGCCATCATCGTCAGTATCATCCCAAGGATCATCGATCTGTTGACCGTTACTGATACGATTCTGTAATGATTGTAGCATAGGATCTTGTGGTTTAAATTTAACCACCATTAGTTCGTCACCTTGCTTAACGTCTGCCATCTCAGGATGGATAGCACGTGTAACCTGTCTCTTCTCTACTACAGGTGTGCTTAACTCCTGAGCTGCTTTAAAACCACCAGACATCAACCTCAATGCATTATAGAAGAGGTAGATGCTGATGGCAATGTATATTAGTGCAAACATGTGTTAGTCCTTATTACTAACCCACTTACCGTTAACTAGTTTTTTAACTTCACCTCTGCGAAGTCCAGTGCTCTTCGCTTTCTTAACAAACTCCTTGTAAGTAGGACTGTCTTTAGAATGCCCGACCTTTTTCTTGCCGTGCATCATTCTATCTTTCTTATACTTTAACTCACTCTCATTCTCTTCTCTTTTCTTACGAGTCTTCTCGTCATCAAAGGTATCACCATACTTCTCCCACAACCAAGGCTTATACTTGGAATGCTTGTCAAAGATTTCTGGTAAGATGTTCATGAGAATACAGTATCTTGCAGGTATTTATGCATCGTTGGCATTTGCCTAGCGAGTTGCTTTCTTATATTATACTGGTGTTGCCACATCTCTACTGTATCTTTTGATACCAATTGAGGATAATTATGATACGCATAGCGTCTCTTGTTTATATTTGTATACTCTGAGCCAGCAAGGATGAAGGTGATGGGTGTCTGATCGTGAGGTACAGGGTCATCACTTGTCATCTGAAACTTAACAAACTCATGGGTAGCAACACCACTCTGGACATCAACAGTCTTATATTGTATCTCATCTGTCACCTCTCTCCAGAAAGGTGTGTCTCTTCTACTTGAATAATAATAGTGTGCCTCTACAAACTCCTTCCATCCATCTAGATGCTCTCTCATATTATGATTGTATATGTCACGTTCAAACTGACCTGGATTATCATTTAATATATCAATGAGTGAAAGTATACCATGATGTGTATTGAATAGTGATGTAGATTCTAATGGTTCAATGAATCCATATGACAATCCAATCTTCACACAGTTACCGACCCATGCGTCCTCGTATCTACCATTCTTAAACTTAATTACTTTACCATCACCAAACTCTTCCTTCGCTTCCTCTTCAGTCTGATGCTTGCTTGAGAATACATATCCCTCTGAGATAAAATCCCACGTTGGTATTGTCCACTTCCAACCAGCACTCATACCCTTAGCATTGGTATAAGGTACCATCTCCTTATCTTTATCAGTATATTCTTTCCTTCTTACAATAGCAGTGTCAGTACGAATGTTTTCGTATGGTACCCAACGACTCTGTGCTCCACCTAATGTAGATGCTTGCCCAGTACAGTCGATATAGAGATCTGCATCAATTGACGGTGCCCTGAGGTCAGTCGGCCCTCTCTCCAGAAAGACACCTGATATTCGTCCTCCGTTGTAACGTACTGAGTCAACCTTACTATCAACCACTGTAAGAGTATCACAGAAAGTCTCTTGTAAATAGGCAGAGAACTTAGCACCATCGATGTGGAACGCTCTGTCTTTAGAAATGTCATAGGGAAATAATGCTCTATCATTCATAGGAAGCTTCCCTTCCTCCGCAATAGTAACGAAGGGCATGAAAACATCTGCGAATGGTGGACATATGTCAGGGTAATAAGCCTTAGCAAGCATCCAGTTATGCATCTGTGGTTGCTTAGATATTGACTGTCCATTAGGGTAATGGAAGACATGACCTATGCTATGAAAATCCTCAAACCTAGATGATGATTTGTATGTTGCACGTGCCTCTCTAAGGAAGGTCTTATCATCAATACCCATGAAGTTTAGGTACTGATTGACATGTGGTGTCAATGATTCACCAGTCCCTATAGGTGCACCACTTCTTATCATAGTGATGTCCCAGTTAGGGTATGTTTTACACAGTGCAGCAGCAGTCATCCAACCAGATGTACCACTACCAACAATAACAATCTTCATGGTCTATCAAATGTAATATTAAATGATACACTGATACGAGTATGTCTTGACACATTCGTATGTATACCGTGGGTTAAGTAACCAGGAAATAGTAACAACTTACCTTGCACTGGTGGCATGTCATAATAGTTTGGTTGATTAGACCAAACAGTAGTAGTTGCTGCTAACGCAGGTGTTTGAAAATATAAATTACCATCGTCTCCAGTAGTCTTATAATAGTACACACCAGAAAGGTCTGAGTGACCGTGCTGATGTGAAACACCATACTGTCCTGGCTCAAACCTTGCCATCCAACTGGCAGTCACATGAAAGTCTTCACGTCCAGTGAAGATACGCACATGATCTTTTAATTCGTTATCAAAACTCTCAGGTAATATATTATCTAAGAAGTTTGGATCAGATATAAGATGAGTATTCCATAGGTTTTGCCATTCAATACCCTCCTCTACCTTATCAAAATCCTCTTGTATGGTGTCATAGTTTGACACCTTCTCTGAATATACTCTTGTCGGGAATAGATCCGTAATCATTTCTTCCACTCATCATATCCTTTAAGTATAGCATCACATGCCATCTTAAAGTAGTCACCTGCAAATTCCTCAACCTCTTTCTGCAACAAACCATTCTCTTCGGTGGGAAGATAAGGATCTAGTTTGCCTTCCTTGACAAACCAATGCGAAAATTCATAGACAGATTTGTCTAGAGTTATATTACGAGATGCAAAACATCCAAGGCATAGCTTTCTTTCTTCAAGCTTACCATCGTCAATTCTCCAGTCATCAATCATCACTTACCATCCTAAGTTTGCTATAGATCTCCTCCTTCTGCATCATTTGAGCGATGCTCATGAGGAAGTTAGCTTTCATTCTACTAAGGTTCTTGTATTTGGTCAAGGGAATCCACTCTTCCTTGTGACAGTATTCTAACCTGTACACTGGTCATCCAAACGTTACTCCAATAGTAATTATAAGACCAAGCTCCATGAGTGGATGCCATCCATGTGGTACTGTAATTAATAGTGATGCTAACCCTGCCATATCATATCAGGCATCTGCTGTGCCCCTGGTCTGTTTGTAATTAATAGTATGAAGTATCCTACGAACCAAATTATATTAAACAACCATGCTTGTCTCCAAAAATATTTCCTAACTGCCATAGATCTAAGCACTTGAGGTGCTTTGTCTTGTGCTCTGAAGATAGACTCAATAATAAATGCAACGATGCATCCTATCACCAATGGATAGAATACAAAGTTGGCGAAAGACATAATAGAAATTAAGAATATCATTGTAATACTAATGAAAATACATTAGTGTATGCTGTTGCTGCAAGAATGCATCCGAAAACTATAAAAGGCATGTTAAGCTCCTGTTGGTACGGTTTGTAGTGCTGGTATTCTTATACCCTTACCACCATCTTGATCATCGTCATCATCATTGATGGCACGAAGAATCAATTCGACTAAAACTAAAGCAGCCATAGGATAAAACATCCATAAGACTGCTACTAGTGGTGATATTGTGTCTTGGGCGGCTAAAAAGTCGTCCATGTTTGTTACGGTTTCTTAATATTTGAATAAGTATTTATACTTTAGAATATTTAACTAAAGTATGTAACCTTTGTGTAGACAGCGAATCCAATCCAGAAGGCTACCATTGTAAACCTTCCGTTTGCTCGTGCCCATAGGTCAAGTGCTTGAGAACCATTCATTAGAATATACCTGGAATGATTTGACCTGTTGTGATGTATGCTCCAACGCCTGCGACGAAACCGATCATCGCCATCCAACCGTTAAACTTTTCTGCTTCTGGTGTCATTTTCTTAGATTAATAGGGGTAGAAATTTAAAGAGACCTGCCTCGACTAGGCAATCCCTGGTATAATCCATCCGAAGATGGCATAGTTATGGACTGCTGCAAAGAGACCAATCATCGCTAGGCGACCATTGAGTAACTCTGCATTCTTCCAGTAACCTTCGTAATTCTCAACGTATTCCATCTGAGGTTGGTTAGCAAAGATGTTTTGCTTACCATACTCAGTAACTGTATTACGTTGTGCTACTGATTGTGTCATGCTGTTAACTTATGTTAAGTAACGTTACATAATTATATAGCAAAGGTTAAATTTCTGTCAACCCCTATCAGGGTGGGTTACCACCAATTAGACATCGTTATTCATGTCATCAGGAAAAGTTATCACGTCAGATGACAGTCCAGCAGCGTAGTCTGCACCGAATGTGACTGTGCCATCAGTAAGATCATCTGTATTGATAGTGATGTCATCATTAAATGTGATAGCATCTCCTAACGTAGTGTCAGGTACAAATGTTATTCCTGTATCAGTATGCTTTACTCTTCCACCTACAGACTTAAGGTTACTATATGCTGCAAGAATATCTTCTAGGACATTCTCCTCAAAGTCACCATCTAATGCTGCTGTAAGTGCTTCCTTTGCTGCTGCGATAGCAGTCTCTAGTTTGCCATGTAATCCACAAGTCATTGTCTTGATCTCCGTAATGTGTGTAGGTGTTCTATGATGTCATCTCTGATCCACATCAATTCATTATAGCACTTCTGGTTGTGAGCACAAGTGCGTAGTGATGTGTCTGGTTTATGGACGGACTCAATAAAAATATCGAGTGCACGATTCCACAACTCATCCTGAGTTTCTTTCGGGATTGCCCCTTGATCTTGCATTGCTAGTCGATACTGTTGTAAAAGGTACGGGTATTGGTTGTCACTCATATGAAGGAGAACCATCCAGTAATGATCTGCTTCTCAGATGTATGACTGACCCTCCCACGATGGAAGTGAGTCCAATCTGCGGGCCAGATCACAGTATAACCCTTCTTTGCTGGAATGTAAAGGTCTTGATGATACCATTCAGTCCCACCGTCAGGAACATCGTTAAGGTATGTCATAAAGACTAGGTGTCTGTGTGCATTACCAGGTAAAGCACTGAGTCTCTCAGTATGCCACTGTTTAAACCCACCACCTACAGGATAGCATTGGAGACTCATAGGTTCAACAATTTGAAACCTAGATGTCTCACAGAAAGGGAAGGTCTCAATGTAATCATTAAGCACCCCCTGTAATGCCTGTATATAATCCTGTACCATAGGCATTCCTATCTGGTGGGGTATATGGACATCCATAGAGTCTTTAAACTCTTTGTTGACTGCTATATCACCAGCATCATACACCTGTCCTGGTGTAACAGGTAAGAATCTCTGGTTGTCCCAGAAATCCATAAGACCATCACATATATCAGGGTCTATCTCTCTACCCCAAATAAAATCAGTCCGTTTCTGTGCCATCCTACCCTTATAGATGGTGATATCTCCATCAGTCTGTATATTATTCTCACTCATGACTGCATACCATCACCATAACGTTTGTCTATAAGTTTCCTGACAATAGGATCACCTTGCCACAACTGATACTTAACTACATCAGTATGTCCTCTTAAATTATATGATATGACAGTCCTAGGCACTCGTGAAGCATTAGGTAGTGCTTCATGTGCAATAGTTGAAGGGAAGATTACCATGTCACCCTCCTTAACTGGTGGTTGATACATTTCTAAGTTACCATTCCAAGGGTTATTGAATGGTGAAAAGAATTGTGTTGCAGTATGTATCTGAGGATTGTAATCAACATATATTACTGACGACCACCCACTGTGTCCATGATTGTGTAGACCATGTGAGGATCCATACTCCTCTGTTTGGTACCACATGTCAGTAAACTCTACTCTCCTCTGGTCAGTAAAGTCCTGAAGATATGGTTTGATAGCCTCAATTACTACTGGTGCATAGTCAGGTAAGGTATCGTTACCCACCTCTGCATTCTTATAAAAATCTGTGTAAAGACCTGTGATACTATCATCACTAATCTCATAGTGCTCTTGCTTATGGTTAGGTAGAGCAGCCATTATCTTTTTTTTATTCTCTGCCCAGTTCTCAATCTCATAATGAATGATTGGCACTGAGAACATTGTGTATACACTCATGCTCTAAATTTTATTGCTAATGTAAATCTATACTTGGGACCAGCGAATGACTGTTGTCTTGCTGCGTGTGGTGTGGTGGAATCAAATACAATAATTCTACCAGGCACAAAGGGTGTTATGTATTCTATACTCTTACACTTAGGACATAGGAATATAGTTTCACCACCCCAATCGTTATTCCATTCCTCATTGATATAGTATAGCAGAGTTTTGTCACCCTTGCTACCACTATCAGTATGGACACGAGGTGTTTCACTATGTATGCCCATGTTGATGTAGGCTCTCTCTATATTATGAGGCACCTTTCCCTCTAGGTATTCTACTACCTCATCAGTAAAGAAATAGGACTCCAACCAATGCTCATCAACATAGCATATAGGTTTAGAGTCCTGTACATTCTGGACATCTTGTATGTTACTACCAGTAAGAGTATATGGTAGAGTGCATGCCTGTACATACAACCCAGTCATATGGGATTTACCTAGTAGGTCATCTACTGGTTGAAATTTCTGATGAACCATTCTGCATCGACAACAACTAAAGGTTTCTTTCTATTCTTCTTCATGAAGAGGATAGGTTGGTGGTCTCCAGAGTTAGCACATGCCTGATCGTAAGCATCATACACGTTTAACTTCTCTTGGTTCTTACATTCTATACTAAAGGGAAACTTTTGTCTAGCATCACGAGCCATAATCAAGTCTTCGCCACCCGCCCCCATACTCCTCGACTCTATGTCCTCTGGGTGAATATTCCTCTGCTCTATCAGTTGGTCTCGCACCCACTGCTGAAAGAGTCTTCCTTTCGCCTTTGCTGATTGGGGTCTCATAATTATCTATTACTGTAGGTACTATAGCATACTCCATCAGTTGAATGCGTCTGGTTAATGTCTCGACACTATCGTCAGGTAGTATAGGCACTTCCCTCTGTAGTATTATCTCTCCACCATCCAACTCTTCATTCACATAATGAACTGTGCATCCTGTTACCGTGTCACCACTATCTAGGGCCTGTTCAACAGCATGTAATCCCTTATACTTTGGTAGTAGTGATGGATGTACATTAATAATAGGGCAATGAAATGCTGAAGGATTCTTCAAGATTCTCATATACCCTGCTAATACTATTAGATCTACATTCCACGCACGAAAGAGATGAATCATTTCATCTTCATTAGTGTGCTTAACTCTTACGTGTGGGATCCCATACTTTGCTGCTCTTTTCTGTGCTCCGCACTCTTTCTTATCATGTATCATCAGCACTACTTCGTGCTTGTTACATGTCAATACAATATTTTCAAAGTTGGTGCCCTTGCCTGAGCACATAACGCCTATGCGTTTACGCTTTGAAGTCGTCATAGTTTGGTTTCCCTAGAGTTTTATATTCAAGTTGCTTTTTCAAGAAGAGTATCTCCTCCTGATATGCTTTCGCTTCTGCTTCTAGTTCCTCGATGTGATCTTGGTAGACTGTTAACATATGCTCCAGTTGTTCGTTTTTTAACTCTAATTCCCAGTCCATAATGGTGGACTCCTTGATGGTATTTATCCCCGAAGGTATTCAGGCTCTGGGTCATCAATACAATGCTTAAAGTGCTCTACATCAAAGTATGATATACCAGGTGGAGTGGGGTTGTCAACTGCTTGTGCCAGTTCCTTCTGGTATTGTCTTTCATCCAACACTTCATTGATAAGGATCTTCATTTCCTTAACATACTCAGGTGTAAACAACCTACGAGGTGTGATGATTGCTTTAGGTAGATCCCTTTGCTGTTGGTCTAGTGGTTTGCCTTTGTAATTAGGATCAACGGGACCACTCATCCCTTGTGTATCTATCTTCATTGGTTATGTAATTCACGTGCGTTACCACAACGAGTGGCACTAGGTATCTGTGCTTCAAATATTTTGTTGGCGAACACTTGATTGTCTGCCTCAACTATAGTCTTATGGTACTTGGTACCAGTAGTGGGCAGACGGTATGTTATCTCAAATTTTTTCATAAAAAATGGGGACGTTAGTCCCCACTATTTATTCTGTTAAGAGCAAGGCACTGCCCCTGTCTTAACTTTAAGACCACGATACATTAGTTCGTGACGCTGACGCTGTGCATTCTCTGTGAGAACTTTAGCGTTGTACTCGTCAGAGTCATACTCGACTCCACGATAAGTGACTTTTGCCATTGGATTTTCCTCTGGATAGGGTGGATAAGACCCCGTTCCTTCAGTCGTCTTTTGCGTCCCACTCACAGTGAGCTGTTTCTCCCATCACTACGCTGATCATCTCAGCTCGTGTCTCTTCCTCTATCTTATACTCATTCATCTTATCTAAAAGACTCTGAGCTTCAATACAGGAGAAGGCGGTTGCTATAACTGCTAGGTGAAACATGGGATGAACGATGTCCGTTCCGAGTCGGCTTACTTGCGGCCCTTTTGGGCTGAACGTATAGGTATGTTAGCATACCCTTACTATTTATGCAATTAAAATGTATTTCTTGATACATTTCTTAATCAGTCTGACCAGGCTTCTTCGTATTGATCCTGTCTCTCTTCCGTAACACTGTTCCAGGTTTCCTCAGCTCTCTCTTCAGGGATCGAAGGAAAGATAAGTGGTCCTTGGTACCATACTTCGGGTCTTTCAGCGAACGGATCACTCTCTCTTGTGGAGTTAACCATCTCCTCATCTCGTTTGTTAAACCATGAATCTCTAACCTTCCGCAAGAGGTTAGAGCTTAAATCCACTAAAGGTATCAGATTCGACATCTTGTTTAATCCCTCCAACGATATAAGACTCAATCTCAGTTTCCTGAGGTGCATTCTGCTGACCTTTACTATTTAGCCAGTGTTCTGTCCAAGGTAATGGATTATTCTTTGCGGATATATCGTAGATAGGATCGATACCTATCGCTTTCATTCTTCTGTTAGCGATCCACTCAACATACTGACACAGTAATCTCTCATTGAGTCCAATCATACTTCCTTCAGAGAAGAGGTACCTTGCCCAGTCCTTCTCTTCTTCTACTGCTGCTTTAAACATCTCAATAACATTCTCTTTCTCTTCCAATCCTATCTCTTGCATGACAGGATCGTCACCTTTACGCCACTTGTATATTATCTTTTGCGTGAGTGCGAGGTGTTGAGACTCGTCTCTTGCAATGAGGGAGATGATCTTAGCAGATCCTTCCATAAGTTTAAGTTCGCCAAATGCAAAACTGCAAGCAAAACTAACGTAGAAACGTATACCTTCGAGAATGTTGACATTTAATATAGCTCTGTATAAGGATCTCTTTAGATCTTTTAATGTCCATGAATGACTTGGTGAAGACCGTGCACCTGGTGCCCACATGTTACCAGTAGCATACTGTGAAGCATACTCAATGAAATCATTGTATGCTTTGGTAACTGACTCAGCACGAGCCATGATCTTGTCATCCTCTAACACGCTGTCGAATACTTCAGACGGATCAGCGTATATGTTCTTGATTATGTGAGTGTAGGAGCGACTGTGTATCTGCTCCATAAATTCCCAGACACCCATACAACCTTCCAACTCTGGTAGAGAGCAGTAAGGACTGAATGCCATACCTGGACCACGACCTTGGACTGAATCCAATAAGATCTGGTACTTCAGGTTACTAGTATATATGTGCTTCTGTTGATCAGAGAGAGTCTTATAGTCTCCTCTGTCCTTTTGAAGCGAGACCTCTTCAGGTCTCCAGAAGTATCCTAACTGTGTCTGAGTTAGTTTATCGAAATCAGGATACTTATACTGGTCATACCTCTGCATACCGAGAGGTTTACCAAAGAACATGGGTTGCTTAGTAGTATCTACTTTATCAGAATTAAATACACTTAGTCCCATTTCTTTAACGACTCCTTTAATGATGATTGACAGTTAGGTGGCTCTGGGTCTTTGTAACCCTTCATTTTTTTCCATTTATTATGGAGGGCACCCATCATCCATGACTGTGCAAGGCTATGGGGACCATTTTCAAGAAGATCTAGCTCATACTTACTAGAAGTATAGCCCTTGTATTCTTCTCTCCAATTAGAGTCGTCGTAATCTTTTGTCATCCCTTACCTCTGAGTGTGTTCCAGAATATTTTCCACACTGACTTACCAGCATCACCTTGAATCTCGTCAAACATATACATGTTAAGACGGAAAGCATAGTTTGCTTCAGTAATTAAAGCATTCTTCTGCTGCTCATCAAAGTTTAAACCATCAAGGACTGTCCTATACTCAGTCTTCCATGCCTTAGCATCCTCAATACGAGGGAAGTCATAGAAGTGCAGACCTTCACCCACAGGTGGAGTGAGTGCCTTCTGAGCAATACCTTTTAGTATCTGTCCACCAGACAGGTCACCTATGTAACGTGTATAGTGGTGTGCTATGAGTAAGTATGGATCATTCTCAGCAACCTCATTGATCCTATAACAGTATGTGTTACAGGCTTCAGAAGGTACTGCCTTCTCTCTCCACATAGGACCATAGTAGTATCTAAGATCCCTTGTGAGAAAGGAGGTACGATTTAGTATAACAGACCATCGCTGAAGATTTTTGACATAGGGGTCAGTTGATTTACTGACACACTGCTCCATCGTATCGTACACGTAGTAGAAGTTACTCAGTAACTTAGCATACTCCTCTGGATCTAACACACCCTTAAGGAATTGAGATACAAATTTAGTATTCTCTGCTGCGTTGTGGGACTTCTTAGTCCCTTCCTTTAATTCTTTACTAAACATTACATGCCTCACATTCTGATTCATCTGCTTCCATCAACTCATCTATTAAAGCATTAATATCATTAGGACCATCTCCTTTATACTCATGCCATCCTATTGAGTGTGCTGGCTCATCTATATCCTTCTTAGCATCATATGTATTCTGATAGTAAGAGGTCTTCCATCCCATCTTATAGGTGGTTAAAAGATCCTGTGCCATTACTGATACTGGAACTTCATTATCAGGATAATGCTCTGGATTATAGGACCAGTTACCACTGATTGCTTGGTCAAAGAACTTCTGCATCACTGCTACGACATTAATGTAACCTTCATTACTAGGCATGTCCCACAGTAGTGTGTAATTATTCTTTAAAGATCCATAAGACGGAACAATCTGCTTAAGGGGTCCCTTCTTTGATTTTTTAACGGACAAGTAGTCTCTAGGTGGCTCGATTCCATTGGTTGCATTTGACACAACGGAGCTGCTCTCCGAAGGCATCTGTGCGGACAATGTTGAGTGCCGTAAACCGTGTTCCAAGATAGATGCTCTAAGAGATTCCCAGTCATACTTCAACTCGTTAGGTACAATAGTATCAACGTCTTTCTTATATGTATCAATTGGTAGTATGCCATCAGCATACTTAGTCCTAGAGAATCCACCACATGCTCCTTTCTCCTCTGCCAACTTGTTAGATGACTTCAGTAGGTAGTATTGGAATGCTTCAGTCAACTCATGTACCATGTGCCATGATGCTGGATCCTGATACTTAACACCTGCCTTAGCAAGATAGTGTGCTAGTCCAATGAAACCTACACCCAATGACCTACGAGACAAGGTGCTATTCTTAGCAGCCTCAACAGGGTATCCTTGGTAATCTATTAACTCTTCTAATGCTCTTACTGATAGGTCACACAACTCTTCCAACTGATCTATGTTAGAAATCTTACCAACATTAACAGCAGATAATATACACAGTGCTATCTCACCGTTGGGGTCATCAATGTGCTCAATAGGATCTGTAGGTAGAGTGATCTCCTGACATAGGTTACTCATGTATACCTGATCCTTGAAAGAAGAATGATCATTACAGTGATCGATATTCATAATGTATATACGACCAGTCTCTGCTCTCTCCTTAAGGATATCTAGAATGAGTTCCTGTGCAGCAACAGTTGATCTCGGAATATCTTCCTGCCTCTCGTACTTTCTGTATAGTTCGTCAAATCTTTCGCTTCCAAAAGAATCGTAGAGACCAGGCACATCGTTAGGACTGAATAAACTAATATCCTCATTCTTAATAAACCTCTCATAAAATAGTTTGCTTATCTGTATAGAGTAGTCAAGTTTTCTTACCCTATTATCTTCCGTCCCTTTGTTATTCTTTAAGACGAGGATGTCTTGGATTTCTTTGTGCCAGATTGGGAAGTGTACTGTTGCCGACCCTCCTCGGACCCCATTTTGCGTACAGCATCTGACAGTTGACTCAAACTTTTTGAGAAAAGGGACGACACCTGTGTGTTGAACTTCTCCTCCCCTGATTTTAGACCCGATACCACGGATTCTGCCCGCATTAATGCCGATGCCTGCCCTTTGAGCGACATAGTAGCCAATAGCCATATCACTGCTAAAGATACTATCGATGGTGTCATTAGCATCAACCAAAACGCAACTTGCAAATTGACGAAGGGGGGTTCTAACTCCCGCCATGATTGGTGTTGGGATGTTGATTCTGTGCTTGCTGATTGCGTCATAATACTTTCTAACGTAGGTGAGTCTGGACTCTTCTGGATAGTTTTGGAATAATGTAGCAGCGATCATGATATACATGTACTGTGGTGTCTCATAGACCTCACCACTGCTCCTGTCTTGTACTAGATATTTATCTACGACCTGACGGATACCAGCATATGTAAAGATATAATCTCTATCATTATCAATGTATGAATCTAATTCCTGCCACTCCTCTGGTGAATACTTAGTAGCAATGCCAGGATCATATACACCTTGCTTGATACATTTCTCAACATGATTGGAGATGTATGGACGCTTGTCTGGATGTCCTCCATAGACATTCTTTCTTAGTCCATATATTAATAGTCTTGCTGCTACAAATTGATAGTTAGGATTCTCTAGAGAGATCAAATCATTAGCAGACCTCACAAGGATCTCTTGGATGTCCCTAGTGCTAATACCATCAAACATTTGAAGGTTAGCATTCATCTCTACCTGACTCTCAGAGACACCTGCAAGACCTTCACAGGCATACTCAACCATCCTATGTACTTTATCAAGGTTTAAAGGTTCAGCACCTCTACCGTTACGCTTTACAACATTGATACTCATACTCGTTTCCATTCAGTTAGTTTTATTTTTGCTTGTATACCTTGATAGGTATTTTGTTTTATGATCTCTTGAGGATCCTGACCCTCTACTATCATATCATTGATATCTTTCTTTGTCACCTGCTGTGGCCATATCACTACCTTATCTCCTCTATCGATTGAGTTGGAGATTCGCTCGACGATTTGTCGGTTACGTGGCTCGTTATCATAAACCCAAATATAATCGCTCCAACCACACGTCCGAGGATTAAAATCGGACCCAACCATCGCAACGGCATTATCCAAGAAGAGGGAGTCAAACGGTCCCTCCACGATGTAGATTGGTTTGTCTTCTTTAACATTGTTTATACCAAATACTTTCTGATGATCTTCATTGAAGATGATAGTGATGTATCTCATGGTTGAGTTAGGTAAGAGACTCCTACCTTGCACACCAAACCATTTACCTTCTTTGTCTATTAAAGGTATGATCACACGTCCTCTATCATTCTGGAGACTTTGAAAAGTACCAGGTTTCTTAGAGTTAATCCAAGTCTTAAACCTTTCAGTGTAATACAAAGAGGATAACTTTTCCTGTGGGATTTGTCGTTTCTCTAAGTATTCTCTTGCTGCATGTTTTTTATTTAGATCAGCAATAGATTCCAGATCTGCTACCTTAGTAACAAAGTTAGGCTTAGCTGATTTATACTTTGGATTAGGTGTGTGCCTTCCTTTACCAGTAGTACCTGCCCTGTATTTCTCTAGTATAAACTGATCATGTAGGTCAGGTGCTTGATCCTTGAGGAAGTTAGCAAGAGACCTTCCCATGCCACAGTTGTGACACTTAAAGATATACTCAGACTTTTTCAGAAAAAAATACCCCCGAGCCTTATTGCGGTGCTTTTGACTGTCACCACAGTAAGGACAACGGAAGTTGTATAGTCCTGATTTTACGTTCTTAAATTTATCTAATCGGGTATTGAGG